ACTAACCCAATCCCCGGCCTGCGTGCAAGCCGTATTGTTGCACGCGTATAAGACTCCAGCCGCCGTTTGACATTGCTGGCGTAAGGTGCCTATCGTATTTCCGGGAGAACCAACGCACGCGATGGGCGTAGCGAATGGAACCCAATCTGAATTGACGGCACATCCCGTAGGCTTATTACATATCCATAAAGCAACGCTGCTCGTGTAGCACTGAGCATGGTATACGCCGAACGTAGCTCCGGGCGTGCCTGAACACGGATAACTCTGCGCCCAAGCGAGGGAGGAGAAAAGCAACAACAGAGGGAGAAATCGTTTCATAATAGGATTCCCGTGTTCAGTTTTCAGTTTTCTTCACGTTAGCCATGGCGAGCGCGAACGACATGATGGCCGTAGCCCACCAAGCCCCCTCGCGGCCCCAGTGGAGATAGCTCGCGTATACGGCGGCGGCGAACGCGAGCACGGTGAGCACGTCCGGAGCGAACACCAGAAGGACGATGAAGTTGATGAGGCGGCCTATTAGGTCGCGAAGATTGGAGGCGAGGTTAGAGAGCATTCATCCATACCACTATACGGTCGTCCAAGATCTGACGATACGCTTTCATAAAGCCCAACTGCTGGATAAGACGAGCCTTCTCCTCACTCGGTAAAGAGTTAAAAAGATGTCCCCAAATAAAGGCGTCGAGCTGTTGTACCTTTTCGTTAAGTTGGGAGCGTTCCCCAACAACTCGCTGTTGGTATGGTTCCAAGGGATTCATATATTACGTCTTAAAGAAACCGGCAGAACCCATCACCTTGGGCTTAAACACTTCGCGCTGGTAGCCGCGACGCTCCGGTAATACTGCGGGAGGTTCGGGCTGGGGCTCGCGGGCATTCCGCATGAAGGCGGGCGTCACCTTAAAGTATCGCGCCCGCGTGTAGCCACGAAGAACAACGGGAGCGGAGCGGAGCACTTGGTGATATCCCTTACACTCACCACACAAGACCTGATCGTGAGAAGCGGTAATCGTGCTCGCCACGGAGACGTGAGTTTTTGCTACGGGAAGGTTAGCCACGGTGAAGTGTCCGCAGCCGAGAGCGCACATAGTAGGAGCGTTCATTGTTTTCCTTTCTTCTTTTTACAAGCATCCCACCCGTCCTGAACTACCTCGACGGGTTTGTTCTTATCGAGGCACCGACACTGAGCGATAACCGCTCCGCACGAACACTGTTGTATAAAATGTCCGGCATGGTTCATTATTTCTTCTTTCCTGGGGCGGGAGGATGCCCCATGTCGGTCTTAGGACCGAGTACGTCGATTGCTTGGAGCAACTGGGTACGGACGTTGTAGGCATCCATCAGCTTCATCGTTACGGATTGTGAGTTCACGGGAGCGCCGTCGATAATACCGGCAGGTATTATCACCGTAACCATCTTAAGATCTCCGGAATTGGGAGTGAACTTGCCGATGGAAGCTTCAATAGCTTGGGATAACGTCGCCTCGAAGCTAGCGAGTACCCCGATATCGTCCGGCAGCTCCAAGGTGATACCGTCGTACATTCGTATCTCTGTCATATTTAATCCTTACGCGGAGGCCATCATCATGACGGTCTCCGCGATCTTATTCGCAGTGGAGAGTTACTGCGAAACTGGCGTGCCGAAACTGAAGCTAGCCGTCGAGGCTGGTCCGACGATGATATCCACCGGAACTGAAGTCACCGGAGCGCCAGGAGTACCGTCCGCATGCTTAATGGTCGCACTAACCGTAACCGTTCCGGCCTTAGCAGCGCCGACGAGGAAACCACTCGCGATGGAAGAGGCCGTCGAGCCGTCCGCGTTCGTGACTGGAAGCGGGGCGGGATCGAGAACCAATGTAGCTAGCGTCGGATCACTAAGAGTAACGACGCAGGTATCGCCGGGATCGGGACCTTCTGACACTCCCGCCGCGTCATGCTCGACGACGGCAAAGCTCATCTTCATACTGTCTTGCAATTGCGTATTCATTTGTTCGTTTGTCCTTTCAAAAGTCTTTACCGCTGATGCGGATGGGTCGGATGTGTTGGGTTTGCCGGATTCGGAGTTACCGGGACCGGCGGGTTAGCCGGAGTTACCGGAACCGGGTTCGGATTCGGATAGTTCGAATTCGGGTTTCCGGGAGCGTTGGGATTTCCAGCCGGGTACGTTGGGTTATATGGCGGGTCGTTGGGATTCGGAGAACTAGGTGGATTCTTCTCCGGATCTGCATACTGATGTGGCTTATTTGACATTCGCTATTTTCCTTTCTTACGTCAACGGGTTGATTGGAGTACCTGTCGGGGCCAGAGCGCTCGCTTGAGCTACTGGTTTCCCGAATATAAAATCAGCGGATACGGCTGGTCCGGGCTTGCCGACGATGGTCACGATCTGATTAACGGTTTCTTGGATAAGCGTTAGTTCGGCTTCGATGTGTTCTATCGCAAGCACGGCGGCTGTCTGAGCTACGTTCGCTAAGCCTATGATAGTAGCGCCCAAGCCATCTACCTTAGTAGACAGTTGTTTGATCTGAACCATTATCTGGTTTAGATCTACGATTTCTTGCTCTTCGCTGTTAAACAAGCTTTCCACTTTCTACCTCTTTCCCGAACGTAGTACACGACCAACAAAGCTCTACGTTCGCGCTGATCATCCTTCCGCACTTACCAGGGCATAACCACTTACCCATCCTACGGGCGCGGCGAATGGCTTCAGCTTTCACGGCGCGGCTTTGCTCTGCTATCTGCACGTCATCGCGGATTAGAATTGACTGAAGCATTTTAATTTAAAGACCGAGATTACCCGGCGACTAAAAGTTACCGTACTTCAAACTTTCTCGGTGACCGGCGAGATATCCGTAAGCACGCGAGCAGTTCGATCAACTGGAATATGCATATTTTAATCTCTCGGTTCATGCTTAAAATCTCTCAGATGGCTTTCAGTCGCCGGATACAAAGCCAGCTCGGTCGGGACGGTAGAGTGTATTTGCGGACCGAAGTATTCCTTAGGCCACGGCATGCGCTCGCCGTCGTAAGAATCTTGCTTATAAGCTGGAACGTTAGGTTTGTAGCACTTAGAATCCATCGAAATCGCCTTTAACTTAGCGCTACGAAGCCCAAGGCTGGCTTGCCGAGGGTTTCCAGATAGTTAGGCACCCTTTTCCTCCGGCGAACGCGTGGCGGGGTCCGTAGGAGCGTTTACGAGGGTCCTCGATTTACGGGTTAATATTCCACCCATAGAACAATACCTATTCTCACAATAGTAAGCAATGAGGGTATCGTTGAAACAAATGGTTAAAAGTACGTCGCCGCATTTATCACACATCGCACCCGGAAGTGGCGTCTGAATTCCTTCTAATCCGGCTTTCATAAGACATGCGCATAGAGGCTCACAGAAAGCGAAGTTCCCTTTCTCGATGATGCCTAACCACTGTTCTATCTCGACCTTGATCACGCTGGAAATATAAGGTTTGCCCTTCTCGGCGTACAAGGCGAGTTCGCAAACCTCTGCCTTGGAAACCGGGATGGACTCAGTGATGAACAGTGCCTTTGCCCAACGCTGCAACCGATCCATGAGTTTAGCAGTCATAGCCGCCCCAGCAGTCCATCCCACACCTGCTGGGAAGCGGAGTTCACACGTTGGCTATTCACACCTTGTGGAACTAGCGCTCCGTAAGCAGGCATGTTGGGAGTTATAACCACGGGGTCAGGATCTCCGTCCGCGAGTCCGGCCTCGGCGCGGTAGAAGTCCAGCCAGCCGCCTCCGCCTCCGCCACAAAGCTCGGTCAGTCCGTGGACGAGTGCGTCCGCTCTGTTCGGAGAGCCAATGCCCAGATACCCAGCAGTACTAAATGAACAGAGTTCGTCTTCCAATTTAGGAAGCCTTCCCACATGGTGCACAAGACAATTATGAACTAGCACTCCGTTAGCGAAGAACTCCGGTTCATCTTCAACCTTGAGGTTGTACACAGGCAACCTTTGCGAGCTTTCTACGGCTCCAAGTGTGGTACCGTGAGTTACACATAGCGGAGCAAAATCGAACGCGGGTAGCCAAAGACTTAAACTTCTTACCGCATTGATCACAAACTCTTGCCACCGGCTTACGATTCTTCCACCAAGTCTTCCGTTTCTCGCAAGCCTTCGCACGATACACGTTATCGCGCAAATGCTTACCCAAATCGGGGTGTTGCGCTCTATGTCCTTCAGGGGAGAGAGCGATAAGATTTCCGATGGTATTGTCTGAAGTATCGCCGTTAATATGGTGGACTTGCCATTCATCTGGAATTGTTCCGTTAATTGAGGCCCACACATCGCGGTGCAGCGACCGAAGTCCGGTATGCCTACTACTTCTCCAATAACCTTGTGAATCCAGGAAGTAACGAATTCCATTAAACTCGATGAACTCCCGAACGGGTAAACGAGTCTTCCATCGTTCCACAGCCGCGCAAGATTTACACCGTTGTCCTCGCGTAATACTAATTCCGCAGTCTGCGCACCTTCTTTGCCCCATGCTACTAGTTTACTACTTTTAGGAACAGTATGTACGGCCTGTATAAACCCACGCCCTTTTACATATATCAAATGATCAGGTGTACACACAAGTTCGCCAGCGTCAAGACGCAGCTTAACAGTTAGCCGCTCCCCAGTTTGACCAGACCACAAAACCCTACGCAAACCTTTTCTCGTCCAGACTTGTTCACCAGGCACAATACACTCGATTGCCTTTTGCCCGTTCCCCGTTTGTATTTGCGTCCCAATAGCCACACAACGCTCGTAAAGAGCGCTGACCGGCTCGGCACGTAATACCTTCCCGCGCGAAGCCACCACGTCTTTATAGCTGACATTCGCATCACCTTGTTGGATTACGGCGCGCACCATGTCGCCGCCGAAGTTCTTCTCACCGATCACCCGGTCGGCTTGGTAGATATGGTATTTCTCACGGACAATCTTTCCCCACTGCTCAGGAGAGTAGAGCCCGGTGTTATCTTCAAGAACGTAGTAATGGCCGTTAACGCCGCGTCCCACTATCACGATGCCGATCTCATCCGCCTTGAGATCCGTGGGTCCACTCGCACCGCTCGGGTCTACTGCGATGACGATGCGTTGGAGCGCGGGCATGTCCGCGAGCTTAATGTAGTTCTTCTCGAACGCTTCGAGGGACCATAGAGCGTTCTCGTCCTGGTCCACGTACACGCCGTCATAGAATCTACGTCGCTGCCGTTCGGGGTAGTTACGCAGCTCGTTGAGGAACTCGGCGTCGATGTTGTCCGCGTTGTCCTCCGGGTTCATGTACGCGAACTGGTACTGGTCCGGGTCAGCGATAGACTCTAAAGGAGACGCAGGGTTCTTCTTCTCGACGAATAGCTTGTACGTCCAATACCCTTTTCCCACAGGATTGAGATCATAGTATGCGCGGTTGCGGATCTCAGGGCACTTCTGTGCGAGCCGGGAACGAGCTACGAGAATAGAAGCGTAGGCAATCTGGGAGCACTCGTTGAAAAACATGGTGCTATTATGCCCAAGAAACCCGTCAGCGATAAGGGTACGCGAACTAGTCGATAGTGCTACGACGGGTCCAACGCCTAGATCCTCAATAGCTGTAACAGTAGCTACGTGACGTCCATTCTCATCAACTTCACCGGAAGAAGTATTACGACTACCGCCCTTACCCCAAGCCATGAACCCACACCGGTTTTCCCAGACTAACTCTGCCTTTGCCATAAGACGGACAGGGCGAAATCTTCCCAATATCTCTAAAGATTCCCAGAGATTCTGAGCATGCACGGTAGTACAATGATCCTCATCATTATCATGGCGACGATAAGGTATTTCCGCTGAATCTAATACGTCACAGATCTTTTCGAGAACCAATCCAGGCTTTTGTGCTACCCCTAGATCTCCGACCTTACTAATCCAACCTTCGCCGTCATAGATTCCGGCTAGCCACCCATTATCGTACGTAGTTCCGGCATCCCAAGGACGATGCGCATACCGTATATGATCACCTACCTTGAGACTACAAGCATCGATCCACGATAAGGACCTAAAATTCTTAGTCCGGCGGTCATCATAATACCCTACGAATCGGTGCTGCCCTGATACGATAGTTTCGCCTCGCGAAGTCGTGATACGAAAACGCCGCGCGTTAATAATCTTTGTTTTACCGACTATCGAGCGAATCAATCTCATGCGCCCATCAAGATCTTCAGGAAAGGCAATAAGCTGGTCGCCACTTACCAAAGTATCTGCACATATCCACCGTAAATCTGCCGTTAAAACCCGTGCGCTAGGATCTACGCAGTACTCCTGCCCGAGAATCTTGTCTACACGTTCCTGGTCGTCGAGCCCGCCTACCCATATCTGGCTTCCGTTGGCAAGTTCGTAGTACTCATTGTTACGAGTAGTTACTTGGACGGAGGGGAAGCAGGTCTTATGGACCTTAGGAAGGGTATCAAGCCAGACGCTCTTGTGGACTGCGTTAGAACGCAACCGAATGATTACGTGGCGGGAACCGGCAGCCTTGATCGCCCTAGCGAATATAGCCCTTATAAAGAGCCATGTCTTTCCGCTACGTGCTCCGCCTACTATCTTGGTATGGCGCTGCGGACCGGCCAGAAGATCACGTACGACTTCTTGCCGCGCAGTCAACGTTCCAAGTATCGGAGATTGTTGTGGAGCTACTGCTGTGCGCATATTAGCTTAGGATAAGTTCTACCCCGAGGAGCGTCGTACGGTACTTCACCGGCTCCTCCACGCAATATACATGGCGAACGGAGTAGCTACCAAGAAGTAAGCCGCGGCGGCTGCTACGCACAATACCAATTGGAAGGGATTGATCCGCCCGTCCTTTACCGTTACGTATTGGATGTTCACAGGTCTGCGTCCTTTCCGTTTAGGACGATGGCGATCTGGACGCTGCCCTTTCCGGCTTCCGCATCCTCGTACATCCCCAAATGCCGGGCGAGCTTATCGAGCGCAGCCACCTTGTCATGCAGCTTGATTTTCGTCTCGCCGAAGCGGTTCGTAGAGATTTCACTAACCGCCTTAGTAGAGGCGAGCTTCTTTGAGTCAGTAATAAGCACCGCGCCCTTTACACCGTTTCGGATTTTAGTTCCGCCCCACTCAGCGAAATCCCCCATATCGCTGAACCCGAGGTCGCCGAGTTCCTTAAGAACTTTATCCTGATCAATATCAAATTTTGCCTTAGCCCGCTCTTCCAACTCATGTAGCCTTAGTTGGACTTTACCGTTTTTAAGCATCTTGCAAGCGGCGACGCTTACGGCGGCTGGAGTCCAATCAATCGTAGTGGGGTAAGCCTTACGAAAGGCTTCGGTGGCGTTGCCGGATTTGTAGAACGCCTGAGCAAACTCCAACTGCTTCACGGTCGCAAACGGATACTTGCTCGCGCACTTACGCTCTATCGGAGCAGGCATTTATAGTGCCTCCGCAAATAGAGGATGATGCGTAAGCATGTGGCAGTTAAAACAAAGTGTTATCCCGTTTTCCAAAATAACCCGCTTATCGGGATTACTCGCCCACGGCTCTATGTGATGTGCTTGAACTCGGTCGGTAGAAGCGCACATTACACACTGTCGTTTATCGCGACAGAGAACATCTTCGCGCCACTTCGCGGTAGCAGGATCGTTTCGCGAGATCCCAGGTAATGTTTTTGCGAGTCGGGGAGTC